TCCATGATAAATTTGAATGATACATTTTCAAAATATCTACTTTCTAATACGTCAATAATTGTTTCACCATACTTCTTGTTTTCAATTATTGATTTAATAAGTGATTGTTGAAATGAAAATCCTAAATTACCAAAATTCTTCTCTGCCATTTTTATATATATTTTTTATAGTTCGTAGTTCAAATAAGTCAATTCCAATTCATCAGATGATAAAATGTCAGTTAAATCTGTCAAAATTCTCTTAAGTCTTGGACGAATATCCACCGTGTATCTAACCTTTGGATGGTAGTAAAATGCTGGGAATATTCTTTGAATAAATACATCATCATTCAACTTAATTTCCAATAAAAAGTGCTCTTTGTCCTTCTCATTTGAATCTTCCACATAGTCAGAAGATAAGAAAAAATTTGCATTTTCACACAGATAATTGGAACTTTTTATTTTCAAATCTTCCGCAATATCTTCACAAATATTTTTTATATAATAATGTAAATCCATTGAACGTCTAGCAGGTTCATAGTGATCTTTAACGTTGAAAAATCTTTGTACGATGATATTCCCCTCTAACGTTAACAGGAACTCAAATTTTGTAATGTTTTCTTGATTACTCATAGTTTTTAATTTTAATAATTCTTTTATTTTTTTCTTTTGTTGTTAGTCGAAGGAATGGATTTAAGAATTTTATCCACGAATCGTCCGATTTTGGTAATACGTTAAAAATTCCGTCATCCCTCATCATTCTCATTGCGTTTTTATAAGACCTACCTTCTTGGTCTAAATTTTCATTTATTAGTAAATTGATGTGTTCTTTTGCTTCATCCGTTAAAAACGGGTCATCCAAACTTACGATACGACTGTTTACATCGAAAAATTCCTCACCAAATACACCGTGTTTTGTAACTCCTGTAAGTAAATTTGCTATTAGCTTGTTATGTTTATCCTGTTCGAATAACATATTACATTTGTCTTTAATCTGTTCAATTGATAATTGTTCAGTCTTTAGTTCAGGGAAAATCGACAAAAAACGTTTTACTCCCATTCCTCTTATACCTGCGATGTTGTCTGATGAATCACCACACATCATCTTAACCATTTTTACATTTTCGATTAAGATTTCTTCGTGGTCGTAAACAATCGTATCTTTTTGTTTGTATAACTTTCCGTGTGACGGATTGTAAATTTGAGTTGTTTCTGAAACTAGTTGGGTAAGGTCTCCGTCAGAAGAATAAACTATTTTTGATTCTTTGGGTGAATTCTGAGTATAGTAAGCGATGCAGTCATCGGTCTCACAATACTCATATTCTCCCTGTCTAACAAAAAGTTCTTCAAGATATTGTTTAACTCTTTCTCTTTGATATCCGTAAGAGTTAACTTCTTCTTCTGAACGAAGACGAGATTTTCTATTTTCTTTATAATGTACGTAGATTTTCTTTCTGGTTTGTGAACCCTCAAGTCCATCCCAAAATACTACGATTTTATCTAAATGATATAGTTCAAACGTTCTCCTAAGAGTATTAAGAAAATGATAGATTCCCCCAATATGTTGTCCTTTATAGAAGTAATTCTTGACACCATAGAAACCAATCGTAAGTAGATTATCACCATCAACAAGTAATACGGACATTAAATTTTATTATAGATCACTCTCTTCTGTTACAACTTCAATATCGGAAGCGTCTGTAACATTAACGCCTAACATCTTACTGATGTAATCTCCATTTTCTTTTTTGTAGTCCTCGATAGATTTCTTTTCTTCTCCATCTTCTCTACCCGGCATGAATCCGTGTGATGTAACTAAGATACGTCCGTCTTCATATCCTAAACCATTGATGTGGTTTTTCATGATAGAGATTTTTGTTCTTGTTGCAATTTTTACTTTTCTCTTATCTTTAGTGATAGAGATTTTAGTTGTACCTGCACCTTTTTGGTTACCAAATAAGAATACGATACTTGAGTTTAACCAAATTGCCTCACCACCTTTTGCTTTAATCTTCGGTTGTCCGAAAGGATTATCGGGTAATTCTACCCAAGGTTGATTAACAATGATTAATGTGTTCGTGTGAGGTTTATCGGTTCTTCTTGAACCTGAAATACGTTGGTTAATACCCATACCAATTTTATCGGCTAAAACCGATGCATTGTGTTGTTTACCACCTTTACCATCGTAAGTCATCTTACACGGAACTGAACCCACCGAATCCCATAAGATTAATAAATCATGAGGTAAATCTCCTTTGTCTTGTGCATCTAATAATTCATTGATGTAATCTGTAATTTGTTCAATGTATTCGAAGTCACTATTAAAAAGATAATCACCATCTCTATCGAATCCCATTAACTCAGCGTGTTCCCAACTCCATTTTTGTTCTGTGATAATAAACACAGGAACAATACCTTTCTTCTGAGCATCTACCGCCGACTTTACAAGTGCAGTTGTCTTACCTGTGTCACTATGTCCTAACAACATATTAATGTGACCCATTGCAGGACCTGGTATACCTGTAGCATCTAAGAAAGCATCACCCAAATCGAAGAAACGGTCTGGTTTATATTCCGCCTCTTTTGAGAATTTCTTCTTAATTGAGGAGAAGTCTGTTTTTTTAATACCTGCCATGTTTTTGTTTTTAAAAATGGGGTGGGTATTTCACCACCCCGTGAATAATTAGAACGGTAAATCGCTGTCCGTATCGTCTTCAGCTTGTGGGTCAACCACAGGTGTTGGAGATTTTACGTTTCCGATTGTTTCTTCTCCTGTTGTGTTGTTACTTGAAACCCATTTGTTTTGGTTAGAATCCCAACGTGGAACTTCACCATTTGCAACCATTTCCAAGTAATCTTCACCCTTCTTAGAATATACATCAGACCAAGTTAATTCGTCATCAACCCACGCTTTAGCGACCGCAGCATCTTCATGTAATGGACCCGCGTCTTCAGGAATAACTGAATTAATTGTTGTGTACTCTTTACCTGTTCCCGCTTTAGTTAAGGTTAAAGATAAAATCATATCACGTCCTTTTTCAGGGTCTGTGATATCTCCTTTGTTACGGAAGATTGGGAAGATTTTGTCAATAACACCATCACCTTTAGCGTTATGTTTAAATCTCCAAAACTTAACTCCATCTTGTTCGTGGTCACGGTCAATAACCTTAACGATGTAAAACTTACGAGATCTGTAATTACGTGCTAATTCACGGTCAGAATCTACTCCTGTTTGCATCAAACTGTCATAAACCTCGTTTAATGGAGAACGTTTCCCTTCTTGTTTAGGGTCATATAATTTAACCCATTTTCCATCCACTTGAACTTCGTGGAAGTATACCTCAACAAATGGTGAAGAACCATCTTTGGTAGGTAGAATACGAATACGTCTTTCTTCACCCTTAGAACCCTTAGGTAATACGGTTGTGAAATACTTTTTCATACGGTCTTCTTGTGAGACCTTGTTTGCATTGCCACTTGTGGCGTTTTTGTTTTTCTCGTACTGTGCTAGTACCGCGTCAAATGAAGACATAGTGTTTAAAATTTAATTAAAAAATCGTTATAATAAAGTATAAATAAAAAAACCCGAATTGTAAAATCCGGGTTAAATTATTTTTGAAGTATTTTGAAATTACTTGATTATAAGGTTGTATTCCAAACCATTGAACTTTTTAAGAATTTCACCGTTATCTTTCATTTCCTTATTACCAACATAGAATTTCTCTTCTAATACCACGGTGTTTTGTGGTAATGGTCCTTGGAATTCTTTAACCATGTCCTTTAATTCTAATATTGTTAATTCTTTATCACTAAAGAAAATCGATGATGAATTTGAAACCTGTCTTCTGTTTTTCTCATCTTCTCCTTTTAATATTTTTGATTGTATTACGTATCTCATTTTTTTATATTATATATTTTTTTAATTATTAATCCCACCAAATATAGTCATCCATATTTTGATAACCTGTATTATAATTTGATAATGTTGTTTGAATATCTGTTGATGGTCCAAATCCATAATAAGTTAACATACCACTTGATGTATAATGTGAGAACCAAAATCTGTTTTCTGCTGAGTTAATACCTTCAGCCCAATTAGTTATTCCAGTATCTAATGTATTCAACAAATTACCACTATAATCATAAGCTTTTGCTGTTAAAATATCTGTTGATTGATCCATATACAAATACACAAAAAAGTCTTTCATTGTTTCAATGTCATAAAAACTGTTATTTGCGGGTAATGATATGAAACTTGATAACGAATCTTCTGTAAGTATTTTAATTTCACTTGAATCAGGGAAGTGTAATACTAATTTAGATTTCATTATGTTATCAGAATTATAATACCAATTTTGGTCATAAACGTTCATAGTAACTCCACTGCTTAGAAATTGAATACCTGAACTATTACTATTCAAATAATAATAAGTAGATGTGTCATTATTATATAAAATATTTATATTATAATATGTTCCCCAAGTTGCATTGTAATTTGTAAATGGTCCAAGTTCGTAATATTCACTATTGTCATATTTCCAAATAAATGTGGTTTTTGGATAATTTGTACCATCATATGTTTCCACACTATAAGTTGTAAATTCACCAAATTTTCTTCTCCAACCAGTATCATTAATTTGATTATCGATTGGTAATGTGGTTGTTTTCGTTATATTACCTGATGTTTTTAACATCATTAATTTAACAACTCCATCATTATCACCATATGCAAATTTTAACATATTTTCAATACCATCAAATGACCAATAATCTATTGATTTGGTATATGCACCATCGTTAGTGAAAACATATGTATTTCCTGATGTATCGCTCGGTTCTAAGTAATAAAATTTACCGTAATCCAAACTTGAAAATCCTGCAGCAATATAGTTAGTATTACCGTAGAAAAGGTAATAAATATTCTTCATATGTTTGTAGTCGTCAGACCAAATATGTGGTGAATCATAATATGTGTTCCAGTTATTGTACTCACTACCTCTTGTTATTGTTTCATTAACTAATATATCATTAGTGAAATCATACGCAATATGTCTATAATCAACATTAACATCACCATTATCATAGAATAAGAATGACGCATTATTAACACCATAACCATTGTAATCGTAACTACTGAATGAATATGATGATGTATCGATATTTTTAACTAAGTTACCTAGATAATCGTAGAATTTAAGGCTTTGTATATAATTACTTCCTGATGATTGATATGTTACTAAACATATATAATCCATATAAATGTAACAATCGTGATAGTATAAGCTTAAATCTAAACTTTCAACCTCAATCATTGTTCCATCAGGTTTTACAATTCTAATTAAATCGGTGGGAGTAACTGTATTATCATATAATGTATATTGGAAAGATCCGTTTGTTGTTGCACCTTCTCCGTCCCAATCTATGTAAAAATCTTGATTATTTTGGTCATAGTCTAACGTATAAACCACATCACCATTAAATGCCTTTACTGTTCCATCATTTTGATTATCAAAATAAAACCATTTACCACTTAAAATATCATAATTACAGTTAGTATTTCCTATGTATTGTTCTATTAAACCTCCTTCAGAATCAATTAAAAATACTTGAACATCGCTTCCACTATTTGGCCAGAATACATACGCATAACCTTTATTTTGTAAAACATATGAACTTGTTATATAATAGTCAGATAAGTTTAATCCGGTATCAACTAATCCCACGGCTTGTCCATTCTTAAAATCTAAAAGACCATAGAACCATCTTGCTCCACCATCTACATCACATGAGAAGAAGATTGCCGATTCACCTGGTAATTCAGGACCTGGAACCCAACTAATTTTATATGTTGGGAATGTTCCCATATCGTTATAACTCTTAGTTATACTATATCCATATGTTGACGATAGTGCATGTGCCATCGCATCGTCAAATATTTTACCGTCCACAAATACACAATATTCTCCGTTTTCTGTTGCTCCTGAAACCAATGAATTTATGTAAGTTAAACTGTCTCTTGTTGTGTGTGTATTTGCCTTTGCAGTTGTTGCTGTGATCATAATTTATAATTATTTTTTTATATTGCAGTTAATGAAACTTTCATCCAACTTGTTCCGTTATGGAAAAATAAATTAGACCCACTAACGGCTAATTCTCCAACAGTTCCAGTTGGTAATGTACCAAATTGACCCAATTTTAATGCACATGATAAATCAACGTGGTCATTAGAACCTCCGTAACCTAAAGATGGTGCGGAACTTCCACTACCAAATTTAATATATCCTTGTGTTGGGTCTTGTAAACCAGATATTTGTATAGTATTTGCTCTGTTTACATCTCCAATCCACGCATCGTCACCAACTTTAAAATTTGTTCCGTTTCCGTTATTTATTGATTGAAATGTATCACCTGTGACGTTACCTACAACTTTTAAATCATGGTTTAATTTAACACTACCACTAATTTCCACTAAAAACCCCGCACCTGATGATGGAATAGTTGTTAATTGAGCGTTATATTTTTCAGTATTTATACCTAAAGTTGCATCATTATATACTGTAACTGTTGGTTGTCTCCACCTGCCTCCACCAAATAAATGAAGATGTCCATGTCCGTTTGGTACGAATCCTAACGAACCCACATATAAATCATTTGTGTGATTATAAAGATACGCATCACCCGCGTAACCCACATCTAAGTTGGTATGATTGGATGAGTTTAAACCAAAATTAGCATAACCCGCTTCTTCAGTTGTCGCATCATTCCACAAAACTAAATCTGAAGATGCTGCAGCTCCTCCTCCAAAATTTTTAATATTAACTTCCGCATAACTACCTGTTGCTGAAGTTTGGAAAGTGGCAATATTAAAAGATGATCCATTATCAACAATCAATCTTTCAGGAAAAACAGGATTTGAAGCATCTGTTCCTAAATTAAATGTATTACCTTGATTTGTGATACTAAATCTATCAGATGATATAACATCAGCACTTCCTGAAAAATATGCAATCTTGGTGTGTGATCCTGTTATTGTATATAAATCTTCTTTCGAAACTCTATATGTTGTATTTAAATCTGCAGAATCCATTACAAGGTAAACACCTGTGGTGGAACCTGTATAAACCGGTAATTCTGATATTTTAGTCTTTCCCATAATAATCTATAAATATTTAATTTATTCCCTATGTTTTATTTTATGTCTATTCTTTACATAATTCGTCTCCATTTTCATCTGTCAAAAATGAAAAAACTTCATTCATCAAGAATCCATCTTCTTCCCATGTAATTATGTAGGTTACGTATGTTCCAAAATCATTAGTAGTTTGGGTTACACCATATCCATATGAACGTATTACCGTTACCTCATCAGGTCCCATGTATCTACTATCAACATATGTATAGTACATACCTATGTTTGTTGCGTCAACAATTAAATCATTAATATATGATAAATTTTGTCGAGTTAAATCCGAATAGTTTTGTGATGTAGGATTAGTAAGCATGATAAACGTCCGATGTTTAATTTATAAATATCGGACGTTTAAATAAACCAAAAGAATTGGTAATATATTTTGAAATTATTCCATTGTGAATAGATAAGCATACTTGTTCAACTTACCTAAAATCTCATCTCTAAGATTTAAAAGGTTTGTATCTGTTGGGTCTAACTGTTCGGTTATTTGAACTAACGCTTCTCTTGTTGTGTGAACTAACCCTTTGATATTAATATCTGATAAGTTAGCTAATTGTATTGTATTTGTTTCATCGTCTAAAACGAATCTACCGTATTTTCCCATTGCCT